ACATAATCTTCTCGTAATTCTAGAGTATAGTGAATTACATTGTAACCCATTTTTACAGCATGTCCACCTAAAGCAACGAGCGACCAACTCTTACCACCTCCAGGAGAACCAAATAGTAGACCAAGATCTCCATTTCCGAGACCACCCTGCAAAAGTTCATTAAATTCATTCCAAGGGGTTGGTACAATTGATCTTTGATCTTGTCTATACCTTGATTCCAAGTCTTTATTATACTCATGTCCTATATTTTTATCTTGACCTGATTTTAAAGCACTGTCTACTAGATACCTAATTGCATCGTAATCACCTGCTTGTAGGAGATCTACAGAGGATAAAAGTGCTTTTTTAAGTTGTTGATTTTTACAGAAGTTAAAAAATTCTTCTTTAACATAATCCAAATCCTTTTCTGAGGCTTGGTATGCTGAGTGAAGCAATTCTTTAATTGAGATTTGTACAACCTCATTTTTAAGTTTTTTAAGCTCTACAGCCAGCACCTCCATTGTAGGAGGGCAATGATATTTTGAAAAATAAGCGAGGGATTCGTTTATAATCCACTTTGCTGATTGAGCTTCAAAATATTCATCACTTAAAATATCATGTATATTAATTAAAAAACTTTTATCATTTAAAAGAGCAGCAATAACTTTTGTTTGAAATGCTGTTCCATATTGATTGATGTTATTGAGAGTCACTATTATAACTATTTAAAATTTTAAACGTATTGTTAATCCAAAACTCTACATTCTTGATAAGATGACGCATATCGTCTTCATGATAAAATTTCAAAAATGTTTGAGCTTCCAAATTGGGTGTTTTTTCTAAAACTAATTGATCTAAATATTGTTCGTCTAATGACGATAACATAGGATTATGGAGATCCATAACTTTATGTGTTTTTCTTAAATTATCTTCTTCAAACACTATACGTGAATATACTACGTTGTCTTTGTGTTTTTCAGTTGCTATATCAATGAGCTGATCCAAAGACATAACCTCCGTTGCTAATTGGGGGAATCGCTTTATAACGCCTTTAGGTCCAATTCCTTTGATACCTTTAATATTATCAGAATTATCCCCAATAAGGGTTTTATATAGGATAAAGTTTTCAGCAGGAATCCCAAATTTTTCATTTACTGTTTCTTTAGTATAAAAATCTTTTTCTATGGGACGATACACAGTAATATTGTCGTCTACAAGTTGAATAAAGTCTTTATCTGAGGAGACAATAAATACATTTGAATTGTATTCTTTTGCTAGCTTTTTCGATAGATAAGCTATAATGTCGTCTGCTTCCACTTTATCTAAAGCTACTGTTTTAGCTGGGAGGCATCTCAGATAATAAGTTAGTCTAGAGATTTGATCGAGTTTTGCATCGTGTTCATCTTCTAGACTTTCGAAAATCTCCCAGTTTGTGATTCTGGTAATGTTTCGGTTTGTTTTATATTCTGAAACTAGGTTTTTACGATTTTGAGTAGAACCCATTCCATCGAACACTATATAGAGTTCTGTTGGGTGTAGTGTGTTAATTAAAGTCCCTAGTGACCTTAAAAAACCACCTAAACCTCCAATGTGCACTCCGTCTTTATTGACAAAGTTTAACATTGCAAAGTTTCTAAAAAATAGATTTAGTCCATCTATTAAAACTACTCTTTCTTGTTGCAAAGAGGGAGCTTCTGCTCCCTCCTTGACATCATCTAACATCTTAAGAAGGTCTTCCTTTTGCATTAATCAGGTTCTTGGTTATGTATAACTTCGGGTTCGAAGGTACTATCCTCTTCTACAACATCAAAGTCTACTCCCCCAAGAATTTTACTCCATTCTTTAGCGTGTTCATCTTTATACTTTTTAATTTGTTTATCATCGTCAAGTATAAATCCGTGTGGGGTCATAATGATTTTACCTCTGGTGGTGATGCCATTAATGTGGTTTTTATCAATTTGTAGGTTAGTACGTTTAGCAAATTCTACTTGTTTACCATCTTTAATAGCTTTAATTTTAGAGGTTCCAGCGTTTGCAATGTTGCCAAATGTTACAACGAATGTAGAATCGAACCACATAGCAAATCCACCTTTATTCATTAGTTTGGGTTGCCCCATAGGTGATTCTGCTTTTGCTGTCCATACCTTATTAATACAAACTAAAGTATTAGTGTATGGATATGATTCTTTACGGGACAATGTAATTCTCTGGTTGATATTGTTTCCAAATTGAGTTGACATTGCACCTGCATTCCATTCGTTGTTGTTTTTATTTGATTTAACAGACATTTCACAAGGAACGGATCCGATTGAATCCCACAAGAACATAAGGTCATATGGAAGGTTACCTTTCTTTTGTTCGTCTATCAAATCTGCAATAAAGACAGCAACATCTTCGATTGTGTTGAGGGTTTCTCTATCTGCATACAAGAAATTACCTCGATAATCAATAAGTTCCCCGGTTTCTTCATCCCATACCTCTTCGACTTTGAGGCCCATTTGCATGGCGTGTTCCCAATTCCATTTCATCTCTGTGATGATGAACACTGGGAGGATTTTAGCTTTTTGAGCTGAGACTGCTGCTTCAATCAGAGCAGTAGTTTTTCCTGTATCGGAATGGCCCCTTAGGAGCACAATGTGTCCTAAGGGTATTCCGGGGACGGATGTAGTTTGTTGAAACGCATCCGAAAGAGGTACCCATTTTTGGGGTTTAAACTTTACGTTACCTCCAAGACCCTTCTGGGTCTTAAACTTATTGATATCGAAGTTTTTCTTCAATTCATCACTTACTGCAGCTGTAAGTGAAGCGTTTTTTCTCTTAGCCATAAATTAAAATGGGAGATCATCATCGTCAAACATTTTCTGAAACTGATCAGCCTTTGATTCCTTCTTGTTAAGAGAATAATTTGTCTTAGAGTCTCCATCAAAATCATCTGATTTTTCAGAAATAATATCACCCTCATCCTCTTGGGTTTCAGGATTCAACCAATTCTGAAGGATAGTCTTCATATCCTCAAAAGAATATTTACGTTGATTTTCCAAAACATCAGGCTGTTCAGTCAAAAACTGACTTACTTGTGTAGGATTGTCAGACAAAGTGGTTACTTTTGGCTTTACACGGATTGAAGTTTTAAGACCCATTCTACCTGCAATTTCACCTCTAACGGCTTCAACAGTAAAATCACGTCCTTCATTCACGTCAGTAAAATCTCCGTAATCCTCATCATCTGCAATACCTAACAGCTGCATGTAAATCTCTTTTCCAAATTCCCACATACGGACTCCTTTATCCTCCTCTCCACGGACGATTACAGGAGCGTATACACGCATTTTTGGATCGAGTTTTTTGGCGAGTTGCCAATTTTCCTTATCGGAAGTTGTTCTAAGTTGCTTTGCAAACTCTACAATAGGATCTTTTTCACCCCAATTTGTAAGGGAGAACATAGGATACTTGTTAATTCCATAATGCACAAATACTTCCTGGAATGGGTTGTTTTTGTTGTTCTTGGAAGGAACAATCCTGATTTGATACTTACCTTCTTCTCTTGGTTTCCAGAAGATCTTAGTAAAGTCGCGCTTCTCTCTCGTGCCACCTTGTGGCTGTTGCATGGAAGCTAATTTTGATTTGATCTGATTTAAGTCCATAATTAATTTTAAGGTTAATAATAGACTAAATATAGTGATAAGAGATTAAATCACCAAACTATAGTTCAAAGATTTTGTAGATATTAGACATAAATATTTCCTTTAAAATACCCTCCTTTATCTAGTAACATTTTTATAATTTCCTCTTTAGAATACTTTCTAGCAAGTGGGGTATTTGGAAGAAAAAGAGATTTTTCTACTTTTAAATTATTAGGGATGGAGCTGATTTTAAGATGATTTAACATAAGATTACCTCCTACTTGTAGATTATCAGGTAGGGAGGTGATTTTGGTAACTGCTAAACCAAGATCTCCTCCTACTTCCAAATTATCAGGTAAAGAGGTGATTTTGGTATATGATAAATCAAGATTACCTCCTACTTGTAAATTATCAGGTATGGAAGTGATTTCGGTAAAACTCAAATCAAGATCTCCTCCTACTTTTAAATTATCAGGTATGGAAGTGATTTTGGTATGTGAAAGATCAAGATATCCTTCTACATTCAAATCCTCATCAGTTAGTTCCTCAGGGGCATAGATGAATTTAACTCCAATAGGAGTTTTAGTTCCTTTCTTCTTCTCTAGAAATTTGAATAAGTTGTATATGTTAGCCGACATGAATATCTCCTTTTACGTATCCTCCTTTTTTCTTTATCATTTTTCTAATTTCTTCCTTAGTATACTTTTTAGCAAGTGGGGTATTTCTAAGAGAAAGAAATCTTCCTACTTTCAAATTATCAGGTAGTGAGGTGATTTTGGTACCTGAAAGATAAAGACCTCCTCCCACTTTTAAGTTATTAGGTAAAGAGGTGATTGGGGTACTTGAAAGAAAAAGATCTCCTCCTACTTGTAAGTTATCAGGTAGTGAGGTGATTGGTGAATATCTAAGATTCAGATCTCCTCCTACTTTAAAATTATTAGGTAGTGAGGTG